ATTGCATCACATTCGACAGCATAATTAAATTTCTACCTGAGTAATTTTATAGGGGAATTTCTCTTTAGTATATATCTTAATTCTTTCACCGCTATGCAGCAGAGTGAAGTTCTTCTTGGATTTCCAGTGCAGATCGTCTGCGATATCATACAGTTTAGTTACCGATCCGTCATCAGACAAACGAAGACCCCGACCTATCGATTGGAGTACTCGGATTTGACTTTTTGATGGAGATGCAAATATAACATTATGCAGATTTTTGATGTTAATACCAGTGGAGAAAGTGCCCAGAGAAGCGAGTATAATGCTATTCTTTTGCTTGTCCACAATATTCCTGATCTGTTCGCGGTCTGTTGTTTTTGTTTCGCCCGAGACGAAAAAGAGTCGTTGTCCATCTTGTAATCTCGACTCAATTAAATCCCGTAGACCCTTGCCGTGGCGATCCACAAGGTTAAACAGAACAAGTGTATTTCCAGTTTGATTGACTGCAAGATTTGCGATAAACTTGTTTCGCTTTTCGTATGTGACGAGGAAATCAATTTCATCTTGGTAACTCCTATTCTCTGTCGGTCTACAAAACTCTTCGGTATACTTTAGTAGGATTATGTCAATGTCGAGTTGTGCAAGCGCTTCTTTCTTTTGAAGTTCGTGCGTTGTAATGACCTTCTTAACAGGTCCGAACAGTCCCTCAAGAACTAATTTGTGAACCTGTGTGCCATCCAATGTACCCGTGGTGCCGAAACGATATTCAGCATTAATCGCTTTATTCATAATCGAAGACAGCGACTTGGACTTGAATCCGTGTACTTCGTCGCCTATGATACAACCGTACTGATGAAACCAGTTAGGGTGTAATTTGTAGATTGACTGCCATGTTGATATGACAATCGGGCATTCCGTTTCCTTGTCCTTTCCGGAGTAGATGCGATGGCAGTTTGCCTCGACATCATACCCGTACTCGGAAAAATCTTTGTACATCTGCTCCACGAGCGATGTGGTCGGAACAACCAGGAGGATTTTTTTATTGTGGTTTTCCAAATACCAGCGCGAGAGCAGGTAAATGATAAACGACTTACCCGAACCTGTCGGGGAAACGAGAATGCATCTTTTGTTTTCAATACCGTGTGCTATAGCATCATACTGATAGTCACGAGGTTTAAATGGCAGATTCAGAGTGTCAAACCACTCCATTGTTTTCATATGATTTACGGTGTTCTTATCGTATGGATACCCATATGGACCTTCTTCGACCTTGATCCCGTATCCTCGCTGGATGGCAAACTTCTTGATTGCCCAGTACAGTCCCGCGTTGATCTCACCGTTGGTGCGATTGAACATACGGATCTTTCCGTCCCACACCTTCTTCTTAACTGCTGGCATAAACTTAGCGCCAGGAACCTCGAATGTAAAATATTCTGACAACTCAGAGACGACATGCGGCGCGCACTCTATCATCTGCAGCATCGAATAATCTTTCATTCTCAGTTTAATTACTTCCATTAAAATCCTGCTTCAAACTTTTTCCATTCAAGCGCATTACGAATCGTCTGATGACGCCACTTGATGCTCTCGAGAATCTCTTTTAATGTTTCTATCATAGTATTTAGGTATGCTATTTTTGCCTCGCTTGCAACCAACTCTGGGTCCGCTTCGACATAATGTTGCATCTCACCCTTGAGTATACGCAACCCGTCAAACGGGTCAGGTTCCCACCCGAGTTTTTCGATCTCATCTTGATCAAGCTTGCCATTATACCATAACCATTTGTTCTTCATGAGTTCTTTCTGTTTGAACTCTGCGTCCTTCAACCTGAGTTTGTAAGTTGAAAGCAACTCGAGATACTTGGCATGTAATTTTGGGGTCTCGACTGAACTGACGTCCAGTTTGTTAAATTCAATTTGAGAGTCGATCTTCCATTCGGCATGCAACTGCTCTAAGTTCATGATGTAGTGCTCCTAATAATAATGTATAGACTATATTGTACTATGCAAGAGTGAAATAGTCAAATCTAAATGTTACGGGGAACGTGATATATTGCCCGTCAGAGGTAGAAGAAAAGTTTATATTTCCGATGTTGATAGGAGTTGTATTGACATATTTAAACGCGCGGTTCGGATTGTTCGAACTTGTCAATACGAAAAGTGTGATGTCTTGATAGGATGGCGGCGCAGGATCCTGCGTAATATTAAGTCGGTGATTGAATTCTACCATGCTCTCGAACCACAGATACAATTCTTGATATACCTTCATGTCTTCGTCAAGGATGACATCGAATGTTAACTGCCCGAACTGCAGCGATTCACCGGCAAACGGGATCGGGGTTGCTTTACGGAAGTTGACTTCAGATGTGTCAATGTTAATGTCAGGGTGTTGTACAGACTGCGCAAAGAACTCTAGATTACCAAAGTTCTCGCGGTTTATGACAATCCTAAAACCGTTCGGTGAAAGAAAGTTAGTACCGCATTCAATTGTCGACATGATTGCTCTCTAGTATGATCAATACAAGTTATTTATATGCAAAAAAAGGGGCACCGAAGTGCCCCAAAAAACGATCCCTTGTGGGGATTCTTATTTTTATACCGATTACGCGAGGATGTTGTCCACGCGGAAGATGCGGTAGTACTGGTTAGTACGGTTTGCAGCAAGACCATTTGCTGGTGTAGCACCAACGAATGGGTTAGACGCCATACCATAACGAGTCTTGAACCCGATACGTGGTTGGAAGTCATTCTCACCAACTGCACGTACCATCTGCAGCGGTACGTATGGGCAGTAGAACATACCAGCGTCATATGGGTTAGTACCCTTATAACCAACTGTTACGTAATCAGCGACCGCGTATGGATCGATGTATACGCGAGTACGACCGTTCAGAACACCAGCGAATGTGTTACCAGTGTCATCCACTTGCAAGTTAGTTGACAATGCTGGGGTATAGTCAAGCATACCAGCAGCAACAAGAGCAGTAGCAACATCAGAAGAACAAACTACGATGTTACCCTTACCGCGACGTGTTTCTTTCGCGATAACGTTTGCTTCACGCTCGAGTTGTACCAACAGACCCTTGAACTTCTCAACAGACCAACGACCGTCAGCGTCAGTTGATAGGTCAAACACGCCCTGATTAGTGACGTTAGATTGACGGCAACCGATCTTCGCTTGAGCGTTGATTGTGCGGATAACTTCGCGGTTGATTTCTGCGAGGATTTCTGTTGACAGAATGTTTGCTAACTCTGTCTCAGCATCAAGACCGTGAATTGCTTTCAAGTCTTGAGCGAGTTCGAGAGTGTATTCTGCCTTCAGCGCGCGCGAACGTGCTGTAACAGTTGACTTCTCGATTGTGAAACCCATCTCAGCGAAGTCATTGCCACCAGGAGTGCCAAGTGCTTCTGCGTCAGCAGTCTGGTAACCCAGTGATGCTGGTGGTGTACCTACACCGTCAGGACCTGTGCTTGCAGCGACGTCTGAATCTGGGACGCCAGCAAGACCAGATGGACCTGTTGTCTGAGAGTTTGCAGAGTCACCTGAGTATGGTGCTAGTGGCTCTTGGAACAATGCTTCATCACCTGTAGTAGCACCGCCCTTAGTTGTCTGGTAACGCGACTTCATCGCGAAGATCAGACCAGTTGGACCTGTCATTGGTTGTACACCAGCGAGGTCATATGCCATCAGGTTTGGCATTGCGCGACGTACAAGTGCGATCAAAACTGGATTCCAGTTTGCGCCTGTTACGCCATCAGCAGCACCTGTTACTGATGCGTTAGAGTTACCTGCAACTTCATTGATTTGCGCTTCCTCGCGGAATGCAACTTCTTGGTTCTCAAGAATTGCAGCAGTTACAGCACGACGGTGAGCGTCTTTGATTTCACCCGCGCTAGTTTCGTCAAGAACTGGACTCCACTTCTCGACCAGCTTATCGTAAGATACTGTCATTTTGGATACTCCTTACTTAGAGGTTTTCTTAATTGCGTTGAGGTACTGTGACATTACAGCATTAACTTCTACTGGTTCGTCATCAGCACTCCAGTCTTCTGTAATCTCTTCAGTCTCTTTTACATTCTTCTTGAAGTAAGACTCTTTTACAGTCTTAACTTTCTGAGCGAATGATTCTTCATCTTCGAAGTCAAGAGATTCTACAAGAGATGCTAATTTTTCTACTTGAGTTTCCGCCAAATCACGTGATGCTTCACGGATGATTGTTTGACGTTGGAATGTCTCAAGTGATTCGTTCATTTCGAGCATATTAGCAGTTTGGACGTTGAGTTTCTCTTCGAGATCTTCAACCTGTTCTGCTAATTCGTCAACTAGATCGACTTTGGATTCTGGAACATCGATGTAAGATTCAACGAACAACTCACGGAGATTGTTCATGAAACCTTCAGCGATTTCAGTACGGAGACCATTCTCGACAGCGAGTTTGTTCTCCTCCATCCAATTTTCAACCACGTAGTTGAGGTACGAATCAATCTTCTCAACGAGGTCAGAACGAGTAGTGTTCAGTTCCTCTTCGAGACGTGATTGATATTCATCCTCCAAGCGTTCGACTTCTTCAGTCAACTTGGAACGAATAGCGGTTTCGAAAATTACAGCAGTTTTCGCTTTAAATTCATCGGACAAAGTTTGTTCTGATTCAACCAGTGCGTTTAGATCATCAGAGAAGTCGTATGAAGTTTCAGGCAGTTCAACTGCATCTGATTCTTCAAAGTCTTCCATGTCTAGATCTTCACGCATTTTCTTATATGCTGCAGTGAGTTGGTCTTTTTTCATACCAGACATTGTAGCATACATTGCGTTGATCATACCTGCTTTTGTTTTCGGCATCGGATCCTGCTTAGATTGATCACCTTTACGTGAAGGCGCTTTCTTCACAGCATCGTCAGTTTTATCTACAGACGCGATAGAATCTGCCTCAGTACCAACTGGCATTTTCTGAGCACTTGCTTCCTCGATTTGATTGTTCTCCTCGGCAGGAAGCTCAACATTGTTAATTTCTGACATATGTTTTACTCCTTAAAATTAGATTTGAGCAACGAGAGGAAATTCTTGTACTCACGAACCTGCGTCTCATAGAGATGCTTTTTCGGAGCATTACTAATTTCTGTCTCCATTTGTTCAATGACTTGAGGTTCTATAACACCGTTGTTCCATACCCACTCAACACCTTCCATTATGCCGTTGACAAATGCAGCGGGTGCTGATGGATCCTGTACAATATCTACCGTGTTTAGAATAAAATCGTCGCGAACGTACATCACGCCGTTTTTCTGCTCAAGACTACCCATACCACGAGTTGACACGCCTAGTTGAACGCCACCTTCCAAGAGACCTTTCACAATCTGACCCATTGGTGTATCCAATATTTGTGCCTTTCCCATAACATCATTTCCCTCAAAACGGAGGTCGGTGATGAGATGCGAAACTTTATCGAGGTTCACAGTCGGTCCCTCAGGGTGATTTAACTCCCCGACGGCACGCTTCTTTTTGACTTGATCCTCGACGTATTTGTTGACCGCGTTCTCCATAATTCCTTTAGGATAAACACGACCATTTCTATTCTTTTGTTCTGCTTGCGCGAAGATGCCTTCGATGATGAAGTTCTTCTCGCCATTTTCTTTTTTCTCAACGATACAATGAATATCGTTTTCTTGGTATTCTGCAATTAGTTTCATTTACTTAACTCTTTAGCAAACTCCATACCCGCTTTCTGCGCTTCACGCTTCGAACGAAATGTATCCAGTTTGTCACCGTCGATGTAAACGGTAAACCCCTTGGCGTCTTTGTGAATCATCACTTTCACGTTCTTGACACGTTTGTCAAAGACGTGTTCGCCAGGAGGCATACCCCTTAACTTTTTTTCTCTTAATTGCTTGAAATCAATCATTTTAGATCACTTTCACTTGTAACCAAATTATTTATACGAAAAAGAATTTTAACTATTACTCAGCGTTATCGAAGTCTTCTTCATCAGTAAAATCGTAATCGACCTCTTCTTCGCCGACTTCTTCAGACTCTTCTGCGCCGTTAAATACGCCTGACGCAATACGAACCTTCGCTTGATCCAGTGTGTCTTGTAGGCGATCGCCGATCAAGTCATTGAACTGACTCTCTGCTGAAGTATAGTCTTGGGTTTCGATTGCTTTGAGAAGATCCTCGATAGGATTGTTGTTTTCAATTGGTTCGGCACCAACTTCAGCAACAACTGGATCTTCGATTGGGGTTTCGACTGCTTGTTCGATATTCATAATTTTCTCCAAGTTGAAATAATAAAAATCACATAGTATATAGTGCAAAAAAAAGGCGGGGTCAACCCCCGCCTCTTTTCATATTATAGAGGGAGGATTGCCCTCCCTTATTCAGTATCGGATAATTACTTACCCATCACTGTAACTTTAACATTGGTAAGGTCGACCAATGAACGGATGTTCAAAGTGTCCTTATCAACTGCTTCGATGTCAACAGAGATCTGAGAGTTGTCAGAATCCATAACGTTAACAACGAAGTTCGCTGTAGAAGCGAGGTCAAGGTTGTGAGCAACTGAACGTGGTACATTTGCAGTAACCGCAACTGTAGAGTTGTGGCACTTGATGTGATCACGTGCTTCGAGAACTGCAGTACGACCTTGAAGATCAAGGATGTCTGAGTCGTTGCTAACGATTTCTGATTGCAACTCATTAACTGCGCCAGCGAGGTCGACAGCGTCAGTTGTAAGAGCAGTACCGAAACCAGCGAATGTCTGCATCGCAGCGATGTCAGAGTCATTACCTTGGATACGGAGATCGTTAGAATCAACTTCACCGTGGATCTCATTGAGTGCAGCAGCAAGATCTTGTGCTACTGTATCAAGTGGAGTTCCTTCGCCTGTGAATCCCTGCAGAGAAGTGATAGAAGCAAGGTTAGCAGCGATGTCTGAGTCGTTACCGAGGATTGCTGACTCAGCAGCGTCCATACGTCCTTCAAGAGAAAGGATGTCAGAATCGTTACCTTCAATTGCTGACTCAGCAGCGCCCATGCGTCCTTCTAATGAGAGGATGTCCGAGTCATTGCCCGCAATTTGCGCGAATGCAGACGCGATGTCTGAATCATTTCCTGCAATTTGCGCTTGAAGGTCTGCGATGTCGGAATCGACGTTTGAGAGAATGTCGCCTTCTACCTGCGAGATGCGGAGATCAAGAGCAGCGATGTCTGAGTCGTTACCGAGGATTGCAGCAAGGTTAGCAGCAGCTTGAGCAGCGTTTGCAGCGATGTCTGAATCGTTACCTTCGATAGCAGCAAAGTTAGCGTCTACTTCACCATGCAATTCGTTGATTGCAGCAGCGAGGTCAGTAGCAACTGTGTCGAGGACAGTTCCTTCGCCTGTGAACAGTTGAAGAGAATCAACTTCGCCTTCAACAGCAGACATACGACCATCAGCAGAGTCTGAACGACCTACCAACTCATTTACAGCACCAGCAAGAGTAGTTGCTGCTGTAGTAAGAGTGGTACCTTCGCCTACGAATGCTTCAAGAGCGTCGACTTCTACGTCTGCGGAGTCCGCGCGGGATACCAACTCGTTGATTGCTGTAGCAAGATCAGTTGCAGATGTATCGAGAGTAGTACCTTCGCCGGTGAAGAGTTGCAGACTTTCGATGTCATCAGCATTGTCACTGATGTCTTGCTGGTTTTGCGCGACGTCAGCAGCGAGTTGAGAACCCGCCAAAGTTGCTGGAGTGATAGCAAGTGAAGTGCTTACACCAGAATCAACTTCTGATTGAGTAGCAATCTCGATGATACCTGCTTGCTCAGTCGTAGCAGCATCGATGTTACGGTTGAAGACTGTTGCTTCAGTTGGACCTGTGAAGAGAACGATATCGCCTACTTCAACCTTCTCGCTTGGTGAGAATGTTACGCCAGTCTTAGCGAGATCGCCAGCAGTGTCAACAACGTACTGGTAACCTTTGACCGCTTCAATTGTTGCAGTGTCTGCGTTAGTTGGGTTGATAACACCCTTAAATACTACGTCACCTTCGATGTCAGACGATACACTCGAAAAGGCATATTGACCAGCAACCGAAGTTTCTGCCCACATACGGGTCGCATGAAG